CCACAGGGCAGGATGTTTATTTTGAATATGAACTTGATGACATTCCAGAACTGCAAGAGGACGTAACAATTCAGGCAGCTGGATTAAGTCAGGCATGGTGGATGACTATCAACGAACGGAGAGAAGCGATGGGATTGGATAAGATCGATATGGACGGAGATGTAATTATGGCTCCGATGGGTATCGCTCCATTAATGGACGTTACACAACCGATTGAATCAGCTGAGTTAGACAAGGCATTACGTGGAATTAAGTATTAACATTTCAAATGAATGGAATAGGGCATTATTATATGCTGTCCTTGAAATACAGATGAAGGCAGTACAACAGAACGGATTATTTTTGAACTAATGGATAAACGCGCAATAGAAAAAGAAAAACAGCGAGCCAGGTATTACCGAAGCTCAAAGGCTATCATTTTAAATGCGTTGAATTCATATACAAAACAGTTCATTGAAGAAATAAAGAAATGCACCACACCTGCCCAGATGAAAGCAATGGCAGACCGTCCGATAAGGTCTGAAGCTATTGAAAAAGCATTGAAGAACATCTATACAACGGTAGGGAAGCAGTTCGGAGAGCAGACGATAAGGCAATTAGTACCGGAGCAGAAGGCTATAAATTTCGGGCGAACAAATCCAATAACAACAGACTACTGGTTTGCATGGACAGAAAAACTACTCAAAGGCAAATTAGGACAACGCATTGAATGGATTACCGGAACGACTAAAGATGTATTTATTTCCGTTGTTGATAGAATAGCATATTCAGGATTTGAATCCGGCAAAGGTATTCCAGAGATTGCCCGGGAAATGATGAAAGACCTGAATATCTCGCAACGGTACAGGGCCGAACGCATCGCGCGAACGGAAGTTATAGGTGCATCGAATATGAGCAGCCAGGCAGGTGCAGAAGCTACGGGGTTGGACTTGGAAAAAGAATGGATTTCGTTTATTGACTCCACAACCCGTGAATCACATGTTGCATTGAATGGCGAAAAGGTCGCAATGGATGAACCATTCAGCAACGGATTAGATGTTCCAGGCGATGCCGGTGGTGAAGCCGAAGAAGTGATTAACTGCCGTTGCACCGTTGGATATGGAGTTAAAGATTCAGAATATAATTGGGGGCGTAATATATAATATCATGGAAAAAGAAATAAGAATTAAATCGTTTGGTGGATCGGTAAAAGATGTTGACCCTAAAGGTCGCACCGTTACGGGTTATTTCTCCACTTGGGGATTTATGCCAACAGGTCAAGCACTGCCGGATAGTGATGGCGATGTAATGGATAAGGGAGCATTCAGTAATACATTGAAGCAGAACGGTCCCGAAACTACGAACCGGATTTGGCATTTATTCAATCACGATACCGGGAAACCTATTGGGAAACCATCTATTTTGAAAGAAGATGAAACCGGGTTATATTTTGAAACTAAATTCCCCGATACCGTACTTGCAAATGATATACTAAAGCTATATCAATCGGGGTCAATCACAGAGCATTCAATCGGATTCAATATAATTCAATCCCGTAACGAACAGAATTATCAACTGATTCAGGAAGTAAGATTGTGGGAAGGATCATCGGTCCTTTGGGGTGCAAATGAGATCACACCCACCACCGGGATAAAATCTGAAGAGTTTACAATGAAAACCAACCTGCTTAATGAGTTGATGCGAAACGGAACGCTATCCGATGAAACATTTGAAATGATCGAAAAGTTACTTAAAGATATTCAGGCAATTTATAAAGCCACCGGCACACCCGAAGCGATACAAGAACCTGACCAACCTGCTACCCGCACACCGGAGGCGCAATTAATCAATTTTTATAAACAACTATATTCCAAATAACATGGAAAACGAAAAAGATATTTTGCAGCAGGAAGCAGAAAAGCTGGAGCGCAAAATGAGCAAATTAGTGGACAATAAGATTGATCCGCTTCTTGAGAAACTCGCTACAATGGGCGAACTATCCCCTGAAATGTCAACCGAACTGAAAGGCTACGGTGCCAAATTCACCGCCTTGCAATCACAGTGTGATGCACTTGATTTAAAACTTCAGAAATCGAATGTTCCAAACTCGGATGCACCTATTTACGACCAAATCATGCACGTTATAAAAGGCATGGACTGGATGAGCAACTGGAAGGCTGCTAAACGTGGTGGTACTTTGGATCTTAAAGGAATCGACATCATGCAGACAAAAGTTGGAACGGTTACAACTGTTACCGATACAATCCCTGCACAATTCACCCCATTTCAATACAATCCTGGCAGAAGGATGCACGTTCGTGATTTGCTTCCAATCGGAACCGCAACATCGAACACTATCTGGATGCCTTACGAGTCTGCAACTACCAATGGATTTGCCAGGGTAGCAGAGGGTGCACAGAAACCACAGTCAGACTTTACTCCTGCTGTTGTTAAATGGCCGGTTGAAAAAATTGCAACCTGGATTAAATTCTCGGAAGAAATCCTCGAAGATATGCCACAGTTCACATCCTACATCACAACCCGTTGGATTGAGTTGCTGAAACAAGTTGAGGACACTAAATTACTTTACGGAACTGGATCATCAGATGTTAAGGGATTAACTGTTGCCGCTGCTGCTTATGTTGATGTACTTGCTTCAGGTGCTATTGACCGCTGGATGATACTTGATGCTGCTGCTACACAGGTTCAGGTTGCTAACTTCACCCCTAATTTCATACTGTTACACCCTACAACTGCTATGCACCTGCGCCAGTCACGTTCAACAACATACGAATACATCTTGAAGCCTAACGAGCCGGTAATGATAAACGGTTGCACTGTTATTCCTCATACCGCTATGGCTGTTGGCGATTTCCTTGTAGGCGACTTCAACATGGGCGCACAGATTTGGGATCGTAAGGCTGCCAATATTAAGTTCTATGATCAGGACGAAGATAATGCACAATTGAACCTCATCACAGCGATCATCGAAGAGCGTTTGGCATTGGTTACATACCAATCAACTGCGTTTGTTTTCGGCGATTTCCTTAGCGCATTAGCTAAAGGATCAGCATAAACCTTAATTGGTAGATTAACGGGGGAGGGGATAACCCTTCCCCATTTTTTTAAACTTTAAAATATGAACCCAGCCGTAATAAACTTAAAGACAAGACCGGACAGACTTGTTAAGGTCACAGAGGAGTTAATAAAATTTGGATTATATGATTTTGAAGTATTTGAAGCACACACACACCCCGATGCGTTGAGGGGGAACGCACAATCACATTACGATTTACTATTATCAGGGCATCGCCTTATTTTTGAAGACGATGTTTACTTTGAAGGAAACGTTTATGATCTTTTAATGGCAATCCAACAGCTACCTAAAGACTTTGATATACTTTATTTGGGTGGGAATGTTGTTGAAACAATACGAAAATACTCTGAAAACCTGCATAGATGTAACGCGGCGTGGGGTTCATTTGCGATCCTTTACAGCGAAAAAGGTAGTCAATATGTTTTGGATCAGTTCAACCCGAAAGCAGAAACGTTCACCATATACGATGAATGGCTTCGGTTGCATTCAAAAAGAGATTTTCAAGCCTATATTCTGAGTAAGCCGATAGCATGGACACGCGGCGGGTTTTCGGATGTTAACAATAAGATTGAGGACTACGAGCCACAAATGAGAAAGAACGCACAACGTAATATTATATGAAAGACATACCTAAGATTGCTCATTTAGTATGGTTCGGTGATCAGCATATGCCGTTAATCAATGTGTTTACAATCACGACTTTTCACAGATTGAATCCAGACTGGGAAATTAGAGTTTACACCTCAAAACAAGGGAACAAAGATTTCGGTACTCTCGAATGGATACCGCCTTACATCGGAGTTGATTACTTTCCTATGGTTCGTGAAATGAACTTTGTTGATATTATTGAAGTCGATTTAAAAGACTTTGATTGCCCGGTTCAGGCGCATGTAATTGCAATGACAGACGTATTCAGACAGCAGGTTTTGTTTCGTTACGGTGGTATTTATTCCGATTTTGATGTGATATGGTTGAAACCAATGTCGTATTTTACGGAGTTGGATTGCGTTGGAAACCCTAACGACTTTCAATGTACGGTCAGCTACTTTGAAACCGATCACGGACACCATAACGTATCGAACATAATAGCTGAACCTGGTAATGAGTTTTTAAAATACACGCTTTCAAAGTGTGCCAACATGCCGCCGCCGTATTCACATCAGGCATTCGGAACTGACTTGTTTAATTCACTATTTCCACGGGCTAAGGATATTAAGTTTGATAGGATGCTTTACCTGAAATATGAAACGTTCTTCCCGTTCGGGATTTACAACCTGATAGACTTATTCCAAAGGCATGACATTGAACCGGCATACCAGCCTAATGTAATGGCAGTGCATTGGTTTGGGGGGCATCCGTTTGCTCATGCCTATATTGATAATGATGGATTCAACCGTAATTGTGCAATGACTGAAATACTAAAGAAAGAAGGGTTAATATGAAGATAGTCTATCACCTACACGCATACCCGCCAGCACACAACGCCGGTGCAGAATGGATGGCACACGCCATGTTAAAATGGTTAGCAGAGCAGGGCAACGAGTGCCATGTTCTAACTACATGCGAGGCGAACTATGAATATGACGGCGTTAAGGTATTCCGTGACGATTTCGACAACTGCAACCGTGAATGGAATTGGTGTGATGTCGGGTTAACTCATTTGGTACGTGCCGGCAAAGCATGGAACTGGTCAGAGCAAACAAATAAGCCGATAGTTTATGTAATTCACAATACATTTACTAATCGCTTGGTAGAAGTTAAACAGAATTTTAAGCTGATTTTTAATACCGAATGGGCGAAAATTGATGCAATAAACAAAGGTTACAAACATAAAAACACAGTATTGCATCCTCCAGTCTGGTTCAACGATTACCACACCGAAAACAAAGAACGCAAATACATCACCTTAATTAATTGTTGGGATCGCAAAGGCGGGCGCATATTGGTTGACCTCGCTCGGTCGATGCCTGATTATGAATTCTTAGGAGTTTTGGGTGGGTACGGTGATCAGATTCAAGATACCAACCTGCCGAACTTGCGATATGTAGCCAACACTCCAAACATTAAAGAGATATACGCACAGACTCGCATTCTAATTATGCCGTCTGTGTATGAGTCATACGGACGTACGGCAGTTGAAGCGATGTGTTCTGGGATTCCGGTAATCGCATCAGGAACGCCAGGATTAATAGAAAGCCTGGGCGACTGTGGACTGTTTGCACCAGAGGTTTCAGATGAAAAACAGTTGAAAAGCAAACCGTTTGAAGAGTTTATTTATCAACTAAATGATAAAACTTTTTATAATGATTTATCTTTGAAAAGTATTAAGAGAGCGAAGGAATTTGACACGCGAAACATCAAAGAAATTAAGAACCTTGAAAAGTGGCTCAAAACATTAAAAGCATGACGAAACTGATAGCATTAAGGAATTTTTCAGGACCAAAAACAATGATTCTACGGGGAGAAATAATCGAAGTATCAGAACCGTATGTTTCAGATTGGACTTATGCAGGACTTTGCGCATATTATTCGGATAGGGTTATGCCGGTTGAAATACCAGGGTTCAAAACAATGAAAACCAAAAAGAAATGATCACAGTAATAACAGAAGCAACAGTTGAACCGATCACCGTTACAGAGGCAAAAGACTGGTTGGGGATTCAAACCACCACGCACGATGCTAAGTTAACGGCAGCAATACCAGCAGCGCGGAAGAAAGTTGAGCAGCTATCTGGGAGGTCGTTGGTTGCACGTACATTGAAGTTAACGTTATGGGATTACTCAGATTCAGCTATCGAACTACCATATCCGGCCATTAATGCAGTCGTTTCAGTAAAAAGCAAGGCAGCAGACGGAACAGAGACAACATACAGCGCGACTGATTACGCATTGGTTTACAATCGGCTGCATTTTAACGGATTCGGGGGTGATATTGAAATAGTCTATTCTACACTTGCCAACACGGAAGAATTTTATAAGCTGGCAATAAAGAAACAACTTGCATACGACTACCGAAACGAATACACCGAAAACGGATTCGACCAGGAGGTAATAAAAATGATCAGTTCAGCAACTTTAAATCTTGGGTACTAAATGATAACGGCAAACCTGGATCCAAAAAGCGTTCAGCATCTTGTTAAGAAATTACAAGGGATTGAAAAAGCATTAGCACCGAAGCCACGCACTGAGCTGGCTAAGTTCCTAATGGAGTCAGGTTTGGAATTGTCAAAAGCAATAAAGAAACAAGCAAAGGACGTAATGCCGGTAAAGACTGGCAGACTTCGTGCATCGGTTCACCCTAAATTCACGCCGTCAGATACTTTCCTATATACGGACGGTAATGGTAAGGCGTTTACTGGCGGATTAAAAGAGAGCATTAAAGAAGGAGAAGAAGTTATAGTGGGAACAAATGTAGACTATGCTTTTAAAATTGACCTTACTCATGGATTTATGCGTAAAGGGGAAGCAGATTTCATGCCGATATTTCGCAGG